CCTTCCAAATTTCACTTTTCATTTCGCGATTTTGCACGCGTGACCCCCGCGCCGTTCCCTGGGAGCCTTACGTGTAGAGATTTGACCACCCCCTACCCGCGATGGTTCCCCCAGTAGTCCCCTCTCTTCGCGTGTACGGTAGAGTGACACGACTTGCACAGCGCGATCAAGTTACTACGATCATGTGTGCCACCTTCACTCAACGGCTTCTTGTGGTGTATCTCTTCAGTAGGCACGATAATTCCACGGGCAAAACACAGCTCACAGAATGGATGCTCCGCAGCATACTTGTCGCGGATCCGCTTCCATGCACGGCCGTATTTCTTCTTGGCATTCTTATCCCTGCCATACTTTTCATAATTACTGTTGACCATCTGCTGGTGCTCCGGACAGTACCGCCCCTCTGTAAGATTTGGACATCCGGGATAGCTGCATGGTCGTTTTGGTTTCATTGGCATTATTATCATCTCCAATACAAAAGCCGCCACAGATCTCTCCATAGCGGCTCTCCATCCTTCGCTTTTGCCAGTTTAACATTATCACATAGGCTAACTGTATCGAACTTGATTTTACTGTATTGTTTCCGGAATCTTTATTTCATCAAGCGCATTTCTATGAAGCCGGAATACATTGTCGATACCGTACCCAAGCTCAATGGCAATCTCTTCCCAACGCATATAGGACAGGTACCTTAACTCCAATACAGTCTGAAGCTCGGTGCTCTCCACGGCTTTTATTCTTCCGATGATATCCTTCTTCAGTTCAACCAGCTTTATCATATCCTGATTGATCTCGGACTCCAGGTCGATGATCTTGCAGATGCAATCCTCTAATCTGGAACCGCTCCGGTTAGGATTCTTTGGCATATCCGAATAGGTCACCGTAGCTTTGGTCGCAAGGTCGTGAAGTTCCTCTATCTGACCCAGCTTGCTCTCAATCCGCTGGTTAAGCCCGAAGGCTTGTGATAAATATTTCTTGGCTGCTGTCTGATGTTTGTTCATAAGCTACCTCCGATTGGATTAATTTTTGTTCCCTCGGATTGACTCTGATTGTCTTATTTCTTCCTTAAGCCTCCGGATCAGATATTCCCCGTCAACGGATGTTAGCTGGCTGTACCAGCCGGAACGGAAGAACCGCTCTAACTCCAAAGCTTCGCTTATGGCTTCCTTGTTCTTCGGATGTGCCTTGATCTTTTTCAGCGCTATCCTATAGTCATCTGCCGCCTGTATCACAATGGCATTTGCAAGTCGTTCATATGGATCCTCAGCAAGATTCTTCTTACCTGCCATGCATCACCACCTCAGCTTTCACCGCATCGATCAATGCCTTCTGGGTATTGTCCTTTGCGGCAAGTGCTTTCAGGATCCTCTCATCAACGGTTCCATCCGTTACGATATGAATGACTGTAACTGTCCCGGAAGTCTGACCCTGTCTCCAAAGTCTTGCTATTGTCTGCTGGTACAGTTCCAGACTCCATGTGATACCGAACCATACGATGACATTGCCGCCGGACTGTAAGTTCAACCCATGACCTGCAGAAGCAGGATGTATCAAACCTACCTGCAGATCTCCAGCATTCCAGTTCTCGATGCTCTTATCTGAGTCTAGCTTCTCAAAATTGACCTTCAGGTGTTTCAGTCTCTCGGTAATTCTCGAAAGATCATGCTTGAACCAGTAGGCAACCATAATAGGTTTACCGTTAGCTGCTTCGATCAGATCTTCCAATGCGTCCAGCTTTCTCTCATGGAATTCATTTACGGAGCTGTCATCGTCATAAATAGCACCGTTAGCAAGCTGGCAGAGCTTCCCGGAAAGAGACGCTGCATTTGCTGCCGTGATCTCACCGTCCGGAAGCTGTAAAACAAGCTCATCCTTCATTTCCTCGTACTTTGCACGCTCATCATCGTCAAGGTAGACCTTATACTCTGTGCTTATAAGCTCCGGCATATCCAGATAATCAGCAGCCTTCATGGAAATGGTGATATCGGAGATCCTGTCATAGATCCGTTCTTCAGCTCCCGGCAAAAGCTTGTAGGTGTAAACGATAGGACCATTCATCCTGTCGGGCTTAAAATAATTCAGCCTGTACTGACTTATAAACCTTCCAAGCCTCTGTCCCATGTCCAGAACCTTGAATTCCGCAAACAGATCCATCAATCCGTTGGAAGACGGTGTTCCGGTCAGCCCAACAATGCGCCGGATCTTCGGTCTAACCTTCATCAATGCTTTGAATCTCTTTGCCTGCCAGTTCTTGAAGGATGAAAGCTCATCCACGATTACACAGTCGTAGTCAAACGGCAGCCCGCTTTCCTCTACCAGCCAGGGCACGTTCTCGCGGTTGATAATATAAATGTCCGCATCTGCCATAAGTGCTTTACGCCGCTCAGCTGCTGTACCTACCGCTATGGAGTACCGTAAGCCGTTCAGGTGATCCCACTTTCTGATTTCATCGCTCCAAGTGTTCCTTGCAACTCTTAAAGGCGCTATGATCAAGACCTTCTGAACCTCGAAGCTTTCAAACATCAGGTAATTCAGTGCTGTCAGCACGATGCTGGTCTTACCCATACCCATGTCCAACAGTATTGCCGCAATCGGATTGTTCTTTATGAACTCAATTGCAAAGGTCTGATATTTATGTGGCTTGTATCTCATCTAAAATTCCTCCGATCTGCTCAGGGTCATCAAGTACGTATACTTGAAACCCCAGTCTTTTCATCAGCCGGTGTCGTGATACCTGCAGAGGTCTTGGCACCTCTCCGGGTGCCTTGACCTCCACAAATCCGAAATGCCTTCCGGGAAGAAGCACGACACGATCCGGCATCCCATCAAACCCGGGTGATACGAACTTTGGACAGATTCCGCCTCTGGCCTTTACAGCCCGAACCAGCTTCTGCTCTACCTGCTTCTCTCTCATATTTCTTCCACGCCCTTTCAAATGCATCCAGGCATCCCGTACAGGCACTGCACCATTCAAGGTAGAAACGGATCTCATCATGATCACCGTCATGTGGAAATTCCTTATCGTGCTGCATGTCACGCGCAAGGTCGCCCACCGGGTCCTTTGTTCTTAAGTGCTTTTTCAGCATCCATGTATAAAAGTTCATTGCGATTCCTCCGTCATGAAATTTCAAGGGTGCAGGGTGTGCAGGACGTTTCTAATCCCCCCCTATATAGGATTTTTTCCTTAAAAAATTCTCTATACGCGATATAGGTATATGTCCTGCAACCCCTGCACCTTTTTACAATTACTGTCAGCTAAAGTCTGCGTTTTTGAGCTGCAACCCCTGCACCCACATACCGGACTTCTTCTTTTTGCGGTCGTACCCTCTCTTCTCCAACTCCAAAACGAAGTCAGCATTGGTACGGGCATACTCTCCGGTTCTAAGGCAGTAAGCCCTGAACTCTTCGTACAGCTCTCCGGACTTACACTCCAAACCGTCGCCGGTATCACAGCATTCCTCTAAAAAAAGACCCATCCAGTCGTTCATGCCGCGATACGCCGCTATTGCGTCAATTACGACCTGCGGCTTCCTGGTCTTGTGGTCATGCGCGATCACGCGCTTCGCCCCTTCAACGATCCAGCTCATGATGGCCGGTGCCGCATGCTCATAAAGGTAGTCTGAGTAATTCTTGATGTCGGAACTGCCTTCGATCTTTGCATGGAACGGTATCACGATCAGTCTTCTCCAGGTGCCTTCATCTGACGCACCAACCTTCGGCAGGTGGTTCGTATACAGCACCACCGTATGTGACGGAGTGAAGTCGAACGGATCCTTGAACTTCTTTTCGCCCCTGATCTGGTCTGTGGAGCACAGCTGCTTCAGAATTGAAGTCGAAAGCCTCATACCTTCTTCCAGCTCTGCCGCGATGATAAGACGCTTGCCCTTAAGCTCAGCGATCTCCGGCTTGACGTTCCTTCTGCAACCTGCCGTAAGAGCATCCGCCGATATGGCTCCGGAATATGTTCCAAGCACCCTCGAAACCGTGTTCCAGAATGTGGATTTACCGTTACGTCCTTCTCCGAATGCGATGATGAGCGCTTCTTCGTAGACCTTGCCGATAGCAGACAGTCCTACGGTTTCCTGAACGTAGTCGATCAGCTCCTTATTGCCGCAGAAGAAGGTCTGCAGTGCATCATCCCAGAGCTGCTTTCCTTCATCGCCGGGAGATGCGTTCGTGATCTTTGTAAGCAGATCTGACGGATTATGCGATCTTGCACCCGCAAGACCTTTAGCCAGGTCGAATGTTGCATCCGGTGTATTAAGGAAGTTCTCCTGAGCATCGAATGCATTGATATCTGCTGCCACCATCGGCTTAGCTGCACTCTGGGTATTTACGATATTCTTGTAGTTCCTGTATTTCATAACGAATGCGTAGTAAGCCTTCGCCGCAAGGTAATCCTTATAGGCATCCTTCAGGTCCGGCGTGATCAACTTCTCCAAAGCCTTACCGCCAGCTATTACGACCTCTTCAGGAATGCCGCCGTCGATCAGCGCCTGTGTTGCAGAAGAGAACTGAGCCCTGGCATCTACCAGCTGCATATCAAGGAACTCTTCCACGGTACCGACCGCCTTCTGCCTGTTCTCGCGCCAGACGATCCCGTCATAGCTCAAGAACTCGGTTGCATCCGTATAAAGAAGCTCCCCGGCGTACTCTTTCACCAGAACCCTTGCTTCGCCGATATCTGAGAAGTCATCGGGCTTAAGTGAAGCGAACTCCGCGTTGTACTCATCCGGCGGTATGTATCCCGGCTGTGTCATAACGATCTTCTTATAGAATCTGACCGCGCTGTTCCAGATGGTGTTAAGCTCTGACTCTTCAAGCGGCGGATCACAACGCTTCGCATGTTCGTCGAAAGCTTCCTTTGCCTTATCCGTTATCCCGTACTTCTTCAAAACACGCCCTGCAAAGTGGCTCATCGCATTGTTGCGGTTCCCTGCCGTAATCGGACCTGAGCTGTCAGCGGGCTTTTCTTCTTCCTCATATGACGGCTGCACTTCTTCGTCGATATTCATCCAGCCTTCATGCCAGACAACCTCTTTCGCATCAGCCCCGAAGATGAATCTGGCTGCATCCAGCGCGTTGTCATCGAAGAACGGATAAGCCTTCTGTATCGCTCTTTTGACGGCAGCATAGTGATCAGCGTCTTCCGTTTCTTCTATAGGAAAGTAGATGTGGAACTTCGGTCTTGCCGCCTTGCCGTCCTTAACCTTCATATGGTTCCTGCTTGGTGCCGCTGCATAGTCGATGCTGTCAAACAGCTCTTCCAGCTTCTCGAATGTGATCCAGTCGGCAGGATCGTCAGAATGGTCATTGTCGCAGTCCATCACGATGACATTGGACTTAAGGAAGTTACTGATACTGCGGTAGTTGTTCTTGAACTCACCGCATACATGGTCAAAACGGACTGCTGCCTTCAGATCTTCCCCGGAGCGGATTTCTGCCCTGTTCGGGTAAAAGCAGTTCTTGGCATCGGCAGTCACGTTTGCCGTTTGTAAAACAAAAAACATATCTCTGCCTCCTGTTATCTGATTGTTGAGTTGTTACTTGTCTTGAAGCCAAATACCCTCATAGGAACCACCCCTTCCGTTCGCAGTAGTAAAGCCAAATCTGGCTTTCCGACTGTCTAGGTATGAGGCAGACCCGTTTTCCGATTTTTATGAGAAAAACATTTAAAACATTTTTTTTCGTGAGCGAATCGCTTCCTTTTGTATAAGAAAAATCCGGCCATCTCTGACCGGAAATATTTTTGCCTGAAAATCGGAAAATGCCCTCAGCTCATACCTAGTCCCACGAAAGGTGCAGATACCGGATGAGCTTCAAAAAATATTTCATCGAAAGTCGGAAAACGGCACCTTCTCATACCTAGTACGGCAGAACAGGAAAACGGAGGTGCAACGATGAACGACAGAACTATTCATTAAGCCGCCCCGGGAAATCCGACGGCGGCAGCGCAAACGAACCTTGAAAACTGAACATTATGAAATAAGGAGAATGACAAAATGGACAAAAGAAGTGAATTGTCAAAGATACTCAAAGATTTCATTCCGTATGGAAAGAAGATGATCCAGAGCCTGCACGAACTGGTGAAGATCCTGGACGATCTTACAACATGCGGAGAAATGGTCATTCAGACCGCAAGCGCCATCATGGAGTGCTTCAGCGAAGATGAAGCTCCTGCTGTTCTACCGGAGAAAAAGTCGAAGCCTGCGAAGAAGGAAGCTAAGGCTCCTGAACCTGAGGCGAAGATCTACTCGAAGGAAGATGTCAGAGCTCTTCTTGCTACAAAGGCAAACGAATCCGACGGCCAGTTCAAGGCTCAGGTGAAAGCCCTGGTCAAGAAGTATGCAAACGGCGGAAGCCTTACAGACATTCCGGCAGAAAGTTATCCCGCCCTCGTAGAAGAAGTGGAGGGATTAAAAGATGCCTAGACACGCATACCTCTCTGCCTCAGCCTCGCACCGGTGGCTGTCATGTCCACCGTCCGCAAAGCTGTGTGCAGATGTAAATGATGAAGCTTCTCCGTATGCCAAACAAGGCACGGATGCCCATGAGCTGTGTGAGTACAAGGTGCTTCATGCGTTAGGCGAAGACGTAAAGGACCCGACTGAGAACCTGGACTACTTCGATACTGAGATGGAAGAATCCACCGATGAATACTGCAATTACGTATTAGAGCAGTATGAAAAGGCAAAGCAGTTATGTAAGGATCCTAAAGTCCTGGTTGAACAGAGGCTGGACTTCTCAAAGTGGGTACCGGATGGTTTCGGAACCGGTGACTGCCTCATCATAGCGGATAAGGTACTGCAAATCATCGACTTCAAGTATGGTCTCGGGATCCTCGTAGAGGCTGAGAACAACCCGCAGATGATGTGCTATGCACTTGGTGCTCTCGACACCTACGATGGGATCTACGATATCGAACAGGTTGAGATGACGATCTTCCAGCCTCGCAGGGACAACGTAAGCACCTTCACGATCAGCAAGGAAGAGCTCCTGAAGTGGGCTGAAGAATTTCTGGCTCCTACCGCACA